GCTCTCTTTGTATCTGCAAGACCAGGAGGACCACCCACAAATGCTTCATCAGCACTAAATGGTATGTCTCTATCTTTTAATGCTTGTGTGAGTACATCATTTTTAGGTAAACCTATATTAACTAAAAAACGAGTATTTCTTGCGACACCTTCTGCTTTAGATATTGCTAATCTAAAACGATTAAGTGTTGTTTCAGGATTTGCTCTTTGTTTTATTCTAGGATCGCCAGGTATATTATCATATTCTTTACCTCTTGGCAACCCTATTCTGATATCAAAGGGTCCTACTCTTTTACCGCCTCTAAATATTGCCATGTTTCTTTCTATTCTTTAAATGAGCTGCTTCAACTAACTTTTTGTTTTGTCCATAATATTCTACAGCATGTCCTTGTTTACACATGAGTTTATTAACACTCACACCATCACACCAAACATCTCCAAGAATACGACCAAACTTTCCAGTCTCATCTCCTTTGTATGTTTTAATTACAATACGAGAAGCACTTTTTAAATGTTCTTGTAAAAACTTTTTAGATAGAAGTCCATACTTCTTTTCTTCTAAATCTCTTGTACGACTTTCAGGAGTATCAATTCCATATAACCTTACTCTTTGCTTATACATTATATCAAAACCCATGTCAAGTATTACATCAATGGTATCACCATCAACAACTTTTGTAACTTTGCTTACTCTATAACTAAAATCTGTTGGATCACCTAGTCTGTTCATTAAATCATTCTCCTACTATCACGCCATACTTGACTTGCACTTGCTTTTCTAAACTGTGCGACTGGCATGAAAATAGATGGCGCATAATCATCTTCTTCCAGTTCTAAAAATCCACTAACAAATTGTCTTTTTAAATAATGTTTTAGTGTTGGTTTAATTTCTCTAATATTTTTTAGTTTACGATAGTCACCTCTAAATCCTCTTTTGTCAAGTGTCTCTAATAATCTCATTCGTAAGGGTATTGGAAGATAATGAAAATTAATTCCTAGAAATCCTCCGGGCGCTGACTGTATAGGCATGACAAGAGGAAATGTATCGTAATAAGGTAATACTGCTTTGAGTTTAGGATCATAACGAAAGAAATGCAACTTATTAAAAGTAGGTGCATTTTTCAATTTACCTGAACGCATTAAACGAGCTGCAGATATTCTGTTTGATAAGTCTGCTACTTTCTTCTTGTACCAATTGATAGATAAATCTCTATCGCCTGCTGCGTTTCTAATTGTATCAAATACTGATGCCATGATAACTATTTATCTAAATAATTAGAATGAGAAAAAGAATAAAACGAATATCAAGTAGAATACTAGTTCAAGGAAAGTATCGTCCACAGAATCCAAGTAAGTATAAAGGCGACCCTACAAACATTATCTATCGCAGTTCTTGGGAACTAACAGTATTCAAATATCTAGATAACAATCCTTCTATATTGAAATGGGCAAGTGAAGAAGTGTTTATACCCTATCGACATCCACTGACAAATAGAATAAGTCGATATTTTCCTGACTGTTGGTTGCGTTACAAAAACAACAAAGGAGAGATTGTTGAAACAATTTGGGAAATCAAACCCAAGAAACAGACTGTTCCTCCAACTGTTCCTAAACGAAAAACGAAATCATGGAAGTATAATGCAGAGCAATATGTAATCAATGACGCAAAATGGAAAGCATGTAGAAAGTATTGCGACAGAAAGGGTTACAGTTTTCAAATCATCACAGAGGATATACTTAAACATTGGTCAACAATTCCTTCATTATAAGACATAAATAGTCTTATGGCCAGTCTTGCAGAAAAATTATTAAACAGATTAACAGGTGGTGTTTTAAATAGAAGCTCCACAAATGTTACATCATCAGCACCTATTCGTAATAGTAGATCAAAAGAATTTTCTAGTTCAGATGATTTCGCAAAATCAAATGAGAATGAATACTCATATGGTTCACTACGATATCCACTTAATCTTGGAACAACAGAGGAGTTTGGTCATTACATATTATTTCATATATTTGAACGCACTAATTCAAAGTATCATGGCCCACAAGAAGTAGAACAAATTATTGCTGCAGGAACACCTTTTCAAAGAAAAGAAAAAAAGATTGTTAAAAAAGCAAATTTAGAATTTAGTGAGGGTGTTGTAAGACAACAAGATGATGACACTATTGCTAATGTATATAAAAGGCAAGATGACGCATTATCTAAGAGTATAAGTGGTGGTCTTCGTAAGAGTAAGAGATTGGTACGCACAAAAGACACGATTGCTCTATACATGCCTAATGGAATGAAAGCAGATTACGCTGTTAGTTATAAAAATAGTGAATTAGGAATGGCAGGTATTCTTGCACCAGACCTTGCTGGCGTGTCAAACATGGATCAATTAGTATCAACACTAAAAGCTTCAGGAACAGGTGCCGCAATAAGAGATACAATTGCAGACGCTTTAGCTGTAGGGGCAACTACAAAGGTTGCTGGGTTTTTATCTGGTGCTGATGTAGAGGGTGCAACAAGAAAAATACTTGGGAAAGCACTTAATCCTGCGTTAGAGGCTATCTTTACAGGCGTTGACTTGCGTAATTTTGATTTTAATTTTCGATTTACACCTAGAAATGAATCAGAATTTAGAACAGTAGATGCAATCATTAAGTTATTTAAGTTTCACATGATGCCAGAAAGAGTACCAGGACAGAATATAGGTCGTCATTTAATATTTCCAAGTGAGTTTGATTTACAATTTATGTTTGGAGGAGTAGAAAATGCGTGGATACCTTTTGCTTCTTCTTGTGTGTTGAAAAATATGAATGTAAGTTATGGACCAGGTGGCGAATCACAGTTTTTAAAACCCATTGATGTTCCAGGTGGTAAGGCACCACCTCCAAGTGAGATCAATATGTCACTATCATTTACAGAGACAGAGATTATGACTAAAGAAAAAATTGCAGAAGGATTTTAATCATGAGTTATTTTAGTAAGTTTCCACTCTATCAATACGATATATCTGACACACAAAATAGAACATTAATAACAGATATACTACGCCGTGTCAATCTCAAAGGCAATGCAAGAGCGAATACGCTAGTTTTTGATCAATATGTCGTGCAAGACGGAGATCAACCTGATATGGTCGCACACAAATATTATGGAGATTCAGAATTACACTGGTTAATTATTACAATCAACAACATAACCTCCCGTTATGATTGGCCGCTTGATCAGGTTGCGTTATCTTCTTATGTTATTAACAAGTATGATGATCCTGATGGTATTCATCATTATGAGATTAACGCAACATCAGGCGATACAACAACAAAACTAGAAGTATCTAGTGACACAGATGGCGCATTACCTGTGACAAATTACGAATATGAACAGACAGAGAACGACAACAAACGCAGAATACGACTATTAGATCGTTTTTATGTGCAACAATTTAAAAAGGACTTTGAGAAACTAATCACTCGAAGAACATAATAAATGGCAAATGAACTACAATTTGCTGGAGATTACAGATTAAGTCAAATAGTATTATACTCCAGTAGTGACCCTATTGATTTACGACCACTAATGTTAGAACTCAATCTCTATGAGAGCGTACATAGTCCCAATATGTACGGCAATCTAGTGATACGAGATAGTGCAAATCACAAACAAAACGCACCTATCATAGGACAAGAAGAACTTGAATTTGAAATATCTATTCCAGAAAACGAAACAATTGATGCATCCAAGTACCGTATGCGTATCTATAAAGTAGATAATATCACAGAAACTGCTGAAAGAGAACAAGTTTATACACTTCATTTCATTACAAAAGAAGCATTTAAAAACACAAAATCAACAGTTTTAACTTCTTTTGAAGGACCAAGTGATGTAATCTTTACACGAATTATGCGAGATGTAATTAAAACAAACAAATCACTTTACATTGAACGAACTAATACAAACTTTAAACTATTAGGAAATAATATGCGACCTTACGACTTTGTACGCATGGTAGCGAAAAGATCACAGTCTTCACAATTTGAAAGTGCTGGTTATCTATTCTATGAAAATCACCGTGGAATACACTTTCGTTCATGGGAGAGTTTAATACGAGGAGGAGATCGACATAGAAAAATCAAAGAAGAATACTATGTCACGCCAAAGGGAGATAATATCAATGTTGAAGAAGATATGAAGAAAGTCAATTCCTATGAGATACTCAAAGTACAAGATGCTCTCGCTGGACACGCAAGTGGATTTTTTGGCAGTAAACACTACAATTATAATCGTATCAACAAATCACTGAGTATTACAGATAGTAATTACATACAGAAATTCAACAAACGAAACACGACAGAGGATCGAGGATATCCGTTTCTTCCGAATAATCCCGAGGACGCTACGAATAAGAGTTATTCCGACTTTGCAGACGCTAGAATATTTGTCTCCTCTTTCGACAACGCTCTACACACACAGTCCACGACAGACGAGAGAAACTACGACAATAACAGTAAAATACGACAAGATCGACTTCATGATGTACTTGATCATGAGCAGATGATATTACGAGTAAGTGTTCCAGGAAACACTAATCTGGCGGCAGGAGACTTAATTAAACTCAACATACCCTCTTATGAAAGTATTGACACAGCTGCAGATCGTGTCTATGATGTTTATTTGAGTGGACGATATATAATCACAGAGGTTGTTCATAGTGTCAACGAAGTGAATTATGTAACAACCTTTAAGTGTGTACGAAATGATGTTCTTATTCCGTATCCACAAACAGATGAGAGTATTGAAGACAGAACAAACTATGTAGAACCCTCAAAGAGTAGTATAGACGTGCTTGAAACCACTGTTGTAGATGACACAGAGAATTAAACATGGACATAGATAAGTTAAAATTAACAGAAATGCGACCACTTAAAACCCTTAGTTTATATGACCTTTTAGCGAAGAAAAGACGAGAGAATATGCAGAAACACACAGAGCAGACACATTACGCAAAAGATCAAAAGAATAGTGAGCGTAGTTCTTTAAAACAGACGGCCCAACGGCTGAAAAAAGAGCAGTAGTATGAGAAATTATTACGGAGTAGTCGAGAGCAGAGAGGATCCCAAGCAGTTAGGCAGGGTTCGTGTCCGTGTATTGGGTATCCACACAGAGGACAAAGTATTGCTACCCACTAGCGATTTGCCATGGGCCACAGTGCTTTCCCATGATGGCAGTAACAGTGGATTAGGCACTAGCCCTAGTTTCTATGTAGAGGGCACATGGGTGCTAGTAGGCTTCTTTGATAGTGATATGCAAGAGCCATATGTCATAGGTGGCATTAATGGTATCCCAAGCAGTCTAGGAGATCCCACTGTAGGCTTTAATGATCCTAACAGTCGTTCAGATGATGAAACAAAGTCCGTGTATCCAGCAGTCGCTAATGTATCTGATGTGCATGAGAATGCTAGAGGCAGTCTAACGGCCGCCGGCCCGGTGGCTCGTGACAGTATAAGAAAGACCAGTATCCCAAGTGCAGACTTTGATGAGTTCAGTATAGCTACAGTTCTAGGCACATTAACAGTAAGAGGAAGTAATGGCAGTACCTTTGATGAGCCGTTAGTGGTAGAAGGCACTTATAAGCCTACTTACCCAAAGAACCATGTGTATAATACGGAGAAAGGCCACTTGTTTGAGTTTGACGATAGTGAGGGGTATAGCCGTATAGCTCTTACTCATAGTGCTGGTTCTTATTTCGAATATAGTAATGATGGTACGCTTGTCTCTCATGTTGTTTCAAAGATGTTTGAGATTGTTTCGAGTGATAAGTCTTCTCTCATAGAAGGTGATGTAATTGAAACGATTGATGGTTCTCTGAAATTAAAGGTGAATAAACTAGATGAATCTGGTAATAACTATGATATTGAAATCGGGTCTGGTGCGAATATGAATATTATGATTCGTTCTGGTTCGTTGAATATGAATGTGAATGGTAATGTTAATCTATTGAGTAATGATGATGTGAATATCTCTTGTGATAACTTTAGGGTTGACGCTTCGAATAAAGTAACGATTTCGAGTGGTGATAAGATGTTATTAGATAGTTCTGGTGAGAATGATATTAATGGTACGCCGATTAATCTAAACTAGGTATACCCGTCAAAACTGAGCGACCTTTTCTAATCTATAAATGCAATAGACACTTTTCCCCTATATACTAGTATGATTGAAACTATATTTAATGATTCATTATATGCAATTGATCTGAATCGTTTGATCAGTCCGAACAATTGTGTTGAAATACAAAGAACACAAGAGAATATCATTCGTTCTAATGAAGGCGGATATCATTCTGACAATCTGATTCATTTACCACTTCTTGCACCACTCATTCAAACAATACGAGAACATGCAACAATCTATGCCAACGATCTTGGTCTACAATCTCATTTAAATGTAAAGAATATCTGGTTGAATATCAATGGATATGGAAACTACAATAAACCTCATGTTCATCCACAGTCTTGTTTATCAGGTGTGTATTATGTCACTTGCCCACAGAACAGTGGACAAATAAAATTTATACGAGAAAACAATAAACTGATTGATAGTTATTGGTTACATTATAAGAAAAAAGAAACACCGTATTCTTGGAATGAGTTTGGTGTACCACCTCGTGCAGGATTGTTATTACTCTTTCCGAGTTATATGGAACACTATGTGGAACCTAATCGTAATGAACGATTACCTCGAATGAGTTTCTCGTTTAATCTTTCGTGATGACCCCCCGTCAAAACTGAGCGGCTTTGATTTAGTATCTTTTGATAAGTTTAATTCTAATTGTTTGGGAGCGCATTTTCCACAGCATTCTGGTGTGCCACACTTATCGTGAACGATTGTTTCGGTGCCACCAGAGGCAGATATGTATGATAGTTTCTCTCTCATGATACTCTATATAGTAGTATAGAAATTATTTATTTTTATTTACATTTACAGGAGTGAAATCGTCTATATACATATGCCCTATGCCCATAAAGTGCTAAGTGCGAAACACATCGCCTTTCCTGAGTATCACAAAGTCTATCACATCACACAACTCGGCAACTTCATAGATTACGATTCGAAACAAATGACTTCAAGTGCAAAGTTTCGTTTAGAATGTTTGTGTAAAGAACTTGATACACATGGCATGATGCATCCTATCATTGTCTCTTACAATGCCTACGAAGTCTCAGTCGGACATCAACGAGTATGGTATGCTAAACAAAAAGGATATACACATATAGACTGTTATCACATTGTCGATCAAGCATCATGGGAAAAAGTTTATTCATACACACAATCAAATGACTATTGGGAAAAATATTCTTAAAGCACAACGCATTACTTTTCCAGAGTATCATGCAGAGTTACCTCTTGCCGGTTTGACATACAAGTGGGATAATGTGCCAGTGCATGAGTGGACAGACTATGCAGACAAATGGAAAATACCGTATCAAGAATTATTTGCTGATATGGAAAAACAAGGGTTGTTATATCCTGTGATGGTTCGTGATTTAAAAGCGAACGGTATCTATCGGAAATATCAATGTGGGGGTCGAAGAATCATATGGGCGAAAAGAAACGGATATACTCATATTAGTGCCTATATTATACCAGATTGGATAAGTCCTCTCGGGTCGGAGGTTGTTGATAAAATAATGAAAGACCAGTGGTTTCGTATCGACTAAATAATATACAATGATATATCGAGGAATACATTAAATCCCGTCCTGGGATTGATTAGAGTTAATCACATTTTAAAGGAGAATACATGTATAAATTAATAACCGTTATGGTGTCTAGTCTTCTATTGTCTGCATCAAGCATGGCAACAGAGGTAATGCCATATGGTACCTTTAATTATAAAATGTCACATGACCAAGATTCATCTGGCAATGCAAGTTCTAAATTAGAGAACAATGGTTCAAAGATTGGAATTGATATTGTAGATGTAGCCTTGGAAGGAAGTAATGGTCTATCAGGCTTTGCCAATGTTGAAGTTGGTTTAGATGTAGATGATAGTGGTAGTGACACCTTTGATTCAAGAACAGCATTTGTTGGTATTGAAAACTCAGGTGGTGCCGCAATCTCTTTAGGTAGACAATCACATCCTTATACGAATGTTCATGTCACAAATAATTTCGAAGTCTATGGTGGTAGTGCGTTCTGGAAGTATGCAGATCGTTCTAGCAATTCTGTCAAGGTTTCATCAGGACCTGTTTCTGCTATGGGTATAGTAGATGGTTCATCTGGTGAGAGTGGCATAGATGTTTGGGATTTATCTGTATCACATTCTATTGATGATTTAAATTTAGCAGTAGGATATACAGATGATTTAGTGAACGACATTTCTTACTGGGCTGCTGGTGCATCTACAACCGTAGGTGATTTATCATTGGCAGGTACCTATTCAATCAAAGATGCCGCAACAGATTTATCTGCATATGAGGCAACAGTAGGTTGGAAAGCTGCAACAGTAGGATATGGTGACAAAGAAGGAACTGGTACCTATTACACATTAGGTCTATCTCATGGTCTATCTGATTCTCTAAGTGTTTATGCTGAATATCAGCAAGAGCAATTAGATTCAAATAGTAATGATTTAGAACACTATTCAATAGGAACAAAGTTCTCATTCTAAATAACTAATAACAAAGGAGAAAATTCATGAATAAATGGATTAAAGATATAAGCGCATGGAAAGACTATGGACTGATTGTATTAGCAATCGCTATGTTCACAGGCTTTGTTGCCCCAATGATGATTATTAAATGGGGTCTGGTTGCGTGGGTCGCTGCTAACTTATGGCAGAGATGGAATAGCAAATAGGAAAAATTATGAGAGACATAGTTAAGAATCGTTGGAAAAAATTATTTTATGTCTTGATTGTAATTGGTGCCTTTTGGTTAGGTCATCAATATGGAGAGCAAGCTGCTTCTTTCATAGATGAAGTACCTGTACCAAAGGTCATCATTGAAATGCCAACCAACGAAATAAAAACACCTGTCGCAACGGAAGAAGTGAGAGGTTAATCAACTCGGCCGTATCGTTTAATTAGGATTGACCTTAGTCTTTC